ATGATATTAGTGGTACTGTGGACGGCCGTGGATCAAAAGGATCACTTCATGGATTAACAAAGTTTTCTATGGAAGACGCACCACCAAACCACTTCTTTTTAGAATATATAGCTAGACCACAAACCGCTGAAATGTTTTTTGAAGATGTGCTAATGGCATTAGTATTTTACGGTATGCCACTATTAGCAGAAAATAATAAACCAAGATTATTATACTATTTGAGGCGTAGAGGTTACAGAGGTTTTAGTATGAACAGACCAGATAAAATATGGAATAAATTATCAGTAGCAGAAAAAGAAATTGGTGGTATACCAAACTCTAGTGAAGATATAAAACAAGCTCACGCCGCTGCTATTGAAATGTATATTCAAAAACATGTTGGACTAATTGACGATATGCAATACGGTGATATGTATTTCAATGAAACATTAAACGATTGGTCTAAGTTTGACATAAACAAAAGAACTAAGTTTGATGCTGCTATAAGCTCTGGATTAGCAATAATGGCTTGTAATAAGAATTTATACAGACCACATCCAGAAAAACAAAGAGCTGCATTAAATATTAATATATCAAAATATAACAACGATGGGAAGTTCTCAACGTTAATTAAATAAAAAGTATGTATAACGCAGGTGCAAATTATTTTCCAAGTCAAGTCGTAAGTGACATAGAGAAGTTAAGTTTAGAGTATGGTTTAAAAATAGCCAATGCTATAGAAACAGAATGGTTTGAAAAGTCTCATAATGGAAAATATTATCACAATATAAATAGGTTTCACGAGTTAAGGCTTTACGCTAGAGGTGAACAAAATATACAAAAGTATAAAGATGAATTATCTATTAATGGTGATTTATCATATTTAAACTTAGACTGGAAGCCAGTACCTATTATTCCTAAGTTTGTAGATATTGTTGTTAACGGTATAGCTGAAAGAGGTTATAAAGTTAATGCGTACTCGCAAGATCCTTTTGGTGTAGCTAAGAGAACAGAATACATGAACGTAATGCTTTCTGATATGTTAACTAAAGACTTAGCTAAAACAGCTAAAGATGCTTTTGGTGTTAATATATCTGAAAATCCTATAGAAGAACTTCCTGAAACAAAAGAAGAGTTAGATCTTCACATGCAGTTAACCTATAAGCAAAACGTAGAAATAGCTGAAGAGTCTGCTATATCAACTTTATTAGAAGGTAATAGATTTGAGTTGACAAGAAAGAGATTTTATAGAGACCTAGCTGTTATAGGTATAGGTTGTGTTAAGACTGGATTTAATCCTTCACAAGGAGTTACCATAGATTATGTTGATCCTGCTGATATAGTTTACTCTTATACTGAGTCTCCTTATTTTGAAGATATATATTATGTTGGAGAAGTAAGAGAAATACCTATAAACGAATTAGTTAGAGAGTTTCCTTTTTTAACTAATGAAGATTTAAAAGAAATAAAGAAAACAAAGTCTAGCAAGTACCACGCTTCAAGAGGAAACACTAGGTACAATATGCCAGTAGGTGATGAAAACAAAGTTCAGGTTTTATATTTTAATTATAAAACATATATGAACGAAGTTTATAAAATTAAAAAAACAGCAAGCGGCGCTGACAAAGCAATAGAAAAAGATGATAGTTTCCAACCACCTCCAGGTATTGAAGGTCGTTTTGATAAAATGGAAAGAGCTGTTGAAGTATTATTTGAAGGAGCTAAAATACTTGGCGGTACTCGTATGCTTCGTTGGGAACCTGCTAAAAATCAAATGAGGCCAAAAAGCGATTACACTAAAGTTAAAATGAACTACCAAATTGTAGCGCCTAGAATGTATAAAGGTAAAATTGAAAGTTTAGTTAGTAGAGTTACTACTTTCGCAGACATGATACAACTTACTCATTTAAAGCTACAACAAGTAATGTCACGTATGACTCCTGATGGAGTTTATCTTGACGCTGATGGTCTAGCTGAAATAGATTTAGGTAATGGCACAAACTATAATCCACAAGAAGCTTTAAACATGTTCTTCCAAACTGGTAGTATTATTGGTAGATCGTTTACTTCTGAAGGAGATATGAATCCTGGAAAAATACCTATTCAAGAAATACAATCAAGTTCTGGTGGTAATAAACTACAAGCTTTAATACAAACTTATAACTACTATTTACAAATGATTCGTGATGTCACCGGACTTAACGAAGCTAGAGACGGTAGTACTCCAGATAAAAATGCTTTAGTTGGTATTCAAAAATTAGCAGCTGCAAACAGCAACACAGCTACAAGACATATACTTCAAGCAGGTATGTTTTTAACAGCTGAAGTTTGTGAAGCATTATCTCTTAGAATATCTGATATATTAGAATATTCACCAACAAAAGATGCGTTTATTCAAGCTATAGGTAATCACAATGTAGCTACATTAAAAGAAATAGAAGAGTTACATTTATATGATTTTGGAATATTTTTAGAGCTTGAGCCTGATGAAGAAGAAAAGCAAATGCTTGAGAATAATATACAAGTAGCCTTGAGTCAAGGTAGTTTAGATCTAGAAGATGCTATTGACGTTAGAAATATTAAAAATGTAAAACTAGCAAATCAACTTCTTAAAATACGTAGAAAAAAGAAGATGCAACAAGATCAAGCTGCGCAGCAAGCTAACATACAAGCGCAAGCTCAGGCTAACTCTTTAGCTCAACAAAGTGCAGCTCAAGCTGAAACTACAAAGGCTTTACAAATACAAGAAGGCGAAATGAATTTAGAAAAATTAAAAGCTCAACTAAAACTACAAACAATGCAACAAGAAGCTGAGATTAAAAAAGCTTTGGTAGAGCATGCTCATCAGTATAATATGGATTTAAAACAAGCTGAAATGAGTGTTAGATCTAGCGCGGATAATTTTAGAGAAGATAGAAAAGATAAAAGAACTAAGATACAAGCTACACAGCAAAGTGAACTTATAAATCAAAGGCAAACAGGTACTCCACCTAAAAACTTTGAAGAGACAAGTGATAATATGCTTAGAAGTATATTAGGAGAAAATATATAATTATGGCTTATAAGATGAAAGGATTTCCAATGATGACAGGCACAGCTCTTCATCAGGAAGCATACAAAGAAACTCGTAGAGTAAAAAGACGTAGAAATAAAAATCGTATTGCTCAAAATGAACTTAGTAGATTAGAAAATAGTCTTGAAAAGTTAACAGAAAGATATGGTGAAAATCCTAATGATGCTCAAAAAGATAAATTAGCTGATTTAAGGTTTAGAATACAAAAAGCTAGAGAAGTCGCTGACAAGCGTCAGGCAAAATATGATAAGTTAACTGGTAGAACTACTAAAAAAAGCGATCCTTCTGAGAATGAAGTAGATCCTACTGAACCAAATAAAACAGAAAATGAAGAGTTAGTTCAAAATCTTGAAGAAGAAGAGTACGATACAGCTCCTGAAAATAAAATAGAAGAATTACCTGATGTTTCAGCAGAAAAAGAAGAAACGGAAGAAGAAAGAAAAAATAGACTTCTTAAAGAAGCTAAAGAAATGATTGAAAGACAAGAAAAAATAAACACTAAAACAAAAGATGGTGGTAAAACAACCGCTTCTACAACTAGGTATATAAAACATAAAGGGCACGATACAACGCCTTCTTATAATTTAGCATAATAACGTTATTAATAATAAAAAAAGAACAATGGACTACAAACCGTTTAAAATGAAAGGATTTCCAATGCAGCAAGGTACTGGATCCTACTTAAAAGAAGCTTCTGCTGTAAAGATGAAGAAGGAAGCTATGAAGATGAAAAAAGAAAGCGAGGCTATGAAGATGAAAGAGGCTATGAAGATGAAGGACGAAAGCAGTATGGCAAAGCTTAAAGAAGCTATGGCTAAACAAAGAGCAGAAGGTCAAACTGGATCTAAACCTGATTTTCTAGATCTTGATCGTGATGGAAACAAAAAAGAATCAATGAGAAAAGCTGCTAAAGAAAAAGCTATAGGCAAAGGTGAAAGTACACAATCAGAAAAAATGCCAGGTACAAAGAAATCTGGTGATGAAAAGCCTTCTCCTGCTTCGCAAACTGCAAGACAAGCTAAAAGAGCTACTAAAAAAGCTAGAAAATTTGTAAAAAAAGCTAACAAGCTTACTGAAAAGGCAAACAAGTACATAAAGAGAAAAGGAAAAGACGCTAGCATGGTAGTTGATGAAACTGGAGAAACAGTAGAAAGATACGAGTTAAATCCAAAACAAGCTAAGAAAGCAACGAAAAAAATGGATAAAGCGAAAAAAGCTTTCAGTAAAGCAAAAGGTGTAGAAGCTGAATTCAAAGCTAAATACTCTTCTCCTGCTACTCAGAAAAATGATGCTTATGAAAAATATAAACAAACAGTAAAAGATGCTAATAATGAATTTAAATCTTTTGTAGGTCAACTTCATAGTGAGGGCCGAGCTGATACTACTGGATTTTCTAAAACCGGTGGAATAAGTGGTTTAACTAAAGTTGATAAAAAAGCTATAGAAAAAGCTAAAAAAGAAGCGGACAAGAAAATTAAAAACGCTGAAAAACAAGCTAAAAAAGAAGGAGTAAAATTCGCAAAATAAAAATAAGTAAATATGGCATTTAAAATGAAAGGGTTCCCGCTTCACGCGGGAACTTCACCTACAAAACAATATAAGTCAGACGCTCAGCGAAAAGCTATATATGCTTCAAAAGCTGAGAGGTCTGCTGCTAAACAGAAGTCTGCTAACTTAAAAACTCTTGACGAGTTAATTGAAGAAGGTTTTACTCCTGCTGATGCTAGACGTATGCAAAAAGATAAAGCTGTTACTGGTGTACAAAAAGAAACAGATAAACAAAAAATGCAACGTTTAGAAGACGAAGCTGCTAAAGCTAATAAAGCTGGAGATACAGAAAAAGCTAAAAAGCTTATGGCTCAAGTTAGTAAACTTGAAGATAAAATTCAAGGTACAACAAAACCTCCAACTAAACAAAGAGCTGAAATTATGCAAACTGCGATGCCACAAACCTTCCTTAAAGAAGAGTTTACACATCGATTACCTTCTGTACAGAAGACAATAACCCAATATGCGGAGCCAATACCATTACCTCCGACTCAAGTTATAAACCCAAGAGTTCCTAGTATAAAAGGTCCAGGTAGAAGAAGCAAGGTAGGTAAAAAGCTTACTAAAGTAGCTAATATTTTTAGAAAAAAGGGAAATAAAAGATCCCCAGATTTTAAATAAAAACAAACAACAATTTTATAATATTATATCATGGAAGAAAATAACGAAAATGTAGTTGAAGAGATTCAACCGCAAGAATCATCTACGGATGATAATGTAGTAAAAGTAGACGTTAGCGACAATGCTCCGGTTATTGACGAAGACGGTGTAATCAAAGTTGATCTTAGACAACCACCACCTTCTGAGCAACCGCAAGAAGAGCAAGTTGAAAACGTAGTAGAAGAAATAACTGAAGAACCTGTAGCAGAAGTTACAGATACTGTTGAAGCTCCAGTGGCTCCAGAACAACCAGTTGAACTTCCAACACTACCAGAGAATATTCAGAAGTTAGTAGACTTTATGGAAGAAACTGGTGGTGATCTTAATGACTATGTTCAGCTTAATCAAAACTATGATGAGTTAGACAATTTAACAGCATTAGAAACTTACTACAAGAAAACTAAACCACATCTAAGCGATGAAGAAGTTCAGTTTATGATGGACGACCAATTCGCTTATAATGAGGAAGTGGACGAAGAACGAGATATCAAAAGAAAGAAATTAGCCATGAAAGAGCAAGTTGCTGAGGCGAAATCCTACTTAGATAGTTTGAAGTCTAAATATTATGAAGATATCAAAGCTGGAGGCAAGCTCACTAAAGAGCAGCAAGAAGCTATTGAGTTCTTCAGCAAGTATAACGAAGAGCTAGAAGCTAATCAAAAAATTATTGACGCTCAAGTTGAAACTTTTAATAATAAAACAGATAATGTTTTTAACGATAAGTTCAAAGGTTTTGAATATAACGTCGGAGATAAAAAGTTTAGATTTAACGTCAATAACGTAGATAAGGTTAAAGAAACTCAAAGCGATATTAACAATTTTGTCAAAAAGTTTTTGAATAAAGAAAATGTTATGGAAGACGCTGCGGGTTATCACAAATCACTATTTACAGCTATGAACCCAGATGCGGTTGCTAAACACTTCTATGAGCAAGGTCGTGCTGATGCGCTAAAAGATAGTATTGCTAAAAGCAAAAACATCGATATGTCGCCAAGGCAAGGACATAGTTCACAAGAAATAGGTGGTGTAAAAGTACGCGCTCTAGGTGATGATTCTGCTAGCTTTAAGTTTAAAATTAAAAACAATAAATAATTTATTTAACATTTAAAACTATTTAAAAATGGCAATTTCAAATCCAGGCGGTAATTTAAATAGTGTACCTGCTCCACAGAAGCAAACACTAGAGACAAATTACGTCGATTTTACAAGTGCTGCAACCGAAGGTTGGGCACAACAATACCTGCCTGACTTGATGGAAAAAGAAGCTGAGGTTTTTGGACCTCGTACAATTTCTGGTTTCCTTTCTCAAGTTGGTGCAGAAGAGGCTATGACTTCTGATCGAGTTATATGGTCTGAACAAGGTAGATTACACTTATCATACAAAGGTAATGTTAACTCAGCAACTGCTGGTGCTAACCCAGGTACTGGTGTATCTAACATCGCACAGATTACTATTGAGTCTGACATTGATGAAACAGCTGGTTTTACAGCTGCTAATCACGGTATCCGTGTTAACGACACTATTATCGTTGCTAACTCTGACGGTGTATTTAAGTGTTTAGTATCTGTTGTAGCTAATGAAGTAATTGATGTACTTCCTTACGGACAGTCTGCTTTAGCGGCTAACACTGCTTCAAAAGGAACTACTATTTTAGTATACGGTTCTGAATACGGTAAAGGAATGTCTTACGTTACAGCTGCTGGTACTACTAATACTACAACTCAAAGAGGTGCTAACGAACCTGACTTTAAAACATTTACTAACAAGCCTATCATCATGAAAGACTACTACGAAGTATCAGGATCTGATACATCTCGTATTGGTTGGGTAGAGATTACTTCTGAAGCTGGTGCTTCTGGATACTTATGGTATTTGAAAGCTGAAGCTGACACAAGAGCTCGTTTTACTGATTACTTAGAAATGGCTATGTTAGAGTCTGAGTTTGCTTTAGCTGCTTCTGAAGTTCAAGGTTCTAGTATTATTGCTGGTTCTACTACTAACGCAACTGAAGATGCTGGTACTGAAGGTTTATTCGCTGCTATCGAGTCAAGAGGTAATGTTACTACTGGTGTTACTGGTGTTAACGCTGCTACTGATCTAGCTGAGTTTGACGCTATATTAGCAGAGTTTGATAAGCAAGGTGCTATTGAAGAAAACATGTTATT